ATTGATGCTAGATAAAAAGAAATTGTGCGTGTAGCGATGGCCACTAAGTACTTCTTTTACTTCGTGTAGATACATACAATTGCCGGGGAACATGATCAGCGTGCCTGGTTTTGGCTTTATTTCTATACCATGCAGTGGAAAACATAGTTCTCCACCTTCATAGTCGTCATTGAGGTAGATAAGTGCTGAGTACATAATAAGAAAAGGTGGGAGATCGTGCCCAGCGTAGCTGTGCAGTACAGTAGTGCACGATTCGTTTTCAGAGTCGGCGTGCAGTTTTAGCGAGTCGCCAGTGTCCCATCGGTTAATGCTTCCTAAATTTACAGACTCCGTAGTAGAACCGTACACGCATAGTCTAGCGCCATATGTGCGACTTGCTAAATCTACAGCCCGTGCCACCTGGTCTTTTGCACAGCGCATAAATCTTTTGTCCATTTGGCCGTAATTTGTGACCGCATCATTAGAAAATTTTCCTCTACTCCACGAAACAACGCTGACTAGATCCATCCATTCTTCTACTTTTTCTTGGGAAATAAAATCTTCTACGATAATAATGTTATTCGCAGAGCCTGGCACTAGATTCTGCGCTTCTAAATTTCCGCGTCCGAGTGGCGTTTCTTTTTTTGTACGTCTATTGTACTGAATTTCGTGCACCATGTGCGCTACCTGACAATGCTAAAGAATAACGGAGACGACCAGCGCGCTCCTTTTTCAATTGTATCAACGTAGTGAAGATGCGTTGCACCGCCTGGAAATATAGCTACTTTTCCTGCAGTAGGAGAAATGCGCACGGTATGCTGAGGAAACACTAAATCACCTCCTCTAAAATCTTCATTATGGTACATAACGGCCGAAATGTCGTAGTCCTCCATTCCAAGTTTTGGAGTGCCGTCTATGTTTTCTTTATCAGCGTGCACTTGCTTAACTTTTGAGTGCTCGTCGAGCCGCACTAAAGACGGTTCTCTAAAAATAAGACTACATTCAAATAGTTTTTCTGCCTCATGCATTACGCGCCTTGCGCAGGCTTCAAGAGCTAAATACGAGATTGGGCTGATGTCGAACAGAATGTCAGCACCGCAAGTTGTCTCTATCCATGCATCAGCGTCATAGAGCACATTTCCTTTGTCGTCAAATCGTGTCACTGGGTCATAGTTCCAAAGGTTTATCATTGACGCAAGCTGCATTATTGAAGACAGCTCATCTAATGTCACAAGCCCATCTACTTCGTAGATATTTACGTTGTGCCTTGTTATGTTCATCATTTTATTTACTGAAAATACGCAAGCATAGATTTTGGCATGTTCTGGCGTGTAAATACTCCAGACGAATTCATCGATTGCTGCTCGTCGCGATCGATGATTACCATGTCTGAACGGTCTTGCACAAATGTCTTCCAGATGTACTTTAGCTTTGGAGTAGTAAAAAACGTCATCAACGCGTATCTATTGCCAAAAGTAACTTCTTTAACTCCGTGTACATAATGCTGTGTTCCAGGAAAAAATATGAGTTCTCCCGGGCTTGGCTTTATTTCTAGATCTAAATCTGGAAAATAGATCTCACCGCCTTCATAGTCGTCATTGAGGTAAGTCAGCGCCGCGTATTCTATAAAGATCGATGAAAAATTGTTTAGCGGTGTCATTACAGTATTTCCAGTTTCTGGATCGTCAAAAAAGATTGACTCACAGTCGGAATGCGGATCTTGCTTTTCTCCAGGATACCAATTGCGCAGTGCCGTGCCACAGGTATCTACAACGTCTAGCCCGAAGACATCAGTGACTTCTTTAGCTACTTTCTTAGTATACGCTTTTGTCCAATCAGCAATTTCTGTATTGTAGTCAGCTTGTACTATTGCTCTTGATGTGCTCTGCTGCAATACGTTGTCTTTTGCACTGTACTCAAGCACGGCCTTGACATCAGCAGCATTTAAGAAATTTGGAACTCTATGGACGTTACCTATCTGCGGCATTACTCATGAACATAATCGTAGTCGTAGTTGCCTCGCGCGCCGCGAGGCATATGTGTGTCGACATTCCACTCTGCTGGAAATTTTTCTTTTTGTTCATCTGTCAGCGCGGAGTACATATTGTATGCGTTGCTATGTAGTTCAATCAGCTTTGGTCTTGCTAAGTGAGTGATGATATTCCAACGTGGACTGCCACTTTCTATAGCATGCACCCCATGCATGTACTCATGCGAGCCGGGGAACCACACAAGCTGGCCCGGCACATGTTCGATTGTGATTCCGTACTGTTCAAAGTACAACTGGCCGCCTACAAAATCGTTATTGACGTAAATGTTTGCTGACATGTCAATTAAATTAGGCTCATAGACATGCAGCGGTGAGTATTCTGGCAAGAACGCTGTCCCAGTTGGGCCTATTCCTTCTGAATCAGTGTGTCCGGGGCAAAAACCGCCTACAGCAGTTTCCATTCTACAAAAGTCAAAGATAGGAACGAGCTGGTGCCCCGCTTCGTAGCTAATCATTTGTTTCAACTTGATCATGTATTTTTTGAGTAGAGGGTGAAAGTTAGGGTTACCCCACTCGCGGCGAACAGTCGCGCATTGTTCTTTATATGTGCCAAGCGCGGCGTTGATATAGTCTTCCGTTGGCACACTCTTTTCGTTCCACCATTTGTCGTCTGACTTGTTTCTGCAGAGATCGTCAAGCACTGCAAGATCTTGTGGTTCTATGAAGTCATTAAATACTCTAATGTGGCTTGGGCTTGCTGGAGTGTTCATGTATTTCTTTCTAATTAAACGATGCAACTGTGTAAAACGAAGGAGTTGTGTATCTGTACCCACTCGTGACCATAGTTACTCCATGCAAATAATTTATATCACCCGGATGTAAGACAGCCAGACCTGGTTGCGGTCTAATTACAACATCATGGTCTGGATAGAAAAGATCTCCGCCCTCAAAGTCATCATTGTAGTAAAACAATGAGTTGAGGTCATAGCTTGGAAACGCATTTGGCTGGCCGTCATTGAGCTGTTTGTCTGCGTGCGGGCGCTGTTCAGTTCCAGGACGCCATTTCATAATCACTGGCGGACGCTTACTAACCTTACAATTAAACTGGTCTTCGATTACGCGCTGCATCTTGTCAATATATTTGTCAATAATGTGCCACACCTGCGGATTGATTCTTTCAAGAATATCAGTACTGCATTGGCGATCATTCCAATAGTCGGCGTTATACAGGCAAGTACCGTCTTCGGCAAAGACAGATTCTTTTTCGTTGTTCCACTCCGAAATAGTTGGGCAAAACTCTTGAATTATTTTAAGATCATCTAAGTCAATGAAATTATCAATAGTGACAATGTTGTCACGCGAGTTACCAAAATACCCAGGCGCGACATCCCATGGAGTATTACTAGAGTTGCTTAGCATTTTTGTTTTCTTTCATCTTTATGTACTGGTAGATTTCTTCGTCCACTTGAGTCTTTTCTTTTATCTTCTTAAGCTGACTATCTGTAAGGTCGAATTGAATAGGTTGAGAAGTGTTTACTTTAGCCGCATTTGAGCTAAGTTTGACGCCGAACTGCTTTAGCATGAAGACGTTTACTTTGCTAATGACTTGATCTCGGCAGGCGAGTGTTCCAACAATATGGTTGTCAACAAAGTCTTTGACTTCGTCTACGTCTAGTTCTTTGTCTTCGAAAACACTGCGCGTAGCGTCAGCGTACGGATCGTACACTTCTACGAATCTAGACACCATAAATCTTGATTGCGTATTCGACGCACCATTAAACAGTGGCTCGTGAACATCCAAATTATAAAAGTAATTATTGATGTGCTTGTCGACAAGCTCCCGCGTTGGGACGACGCCATCGCGTAAACACCGATAAGTAATGGTGCTTAAGTATTGGGAAACAGGCTCCCGCACTAACGCAAACACAACAGGATTGTCGAAATCTTGCACCGGATTAGCAGCGAAATGCCCGCTAAAAAAATTATAATTTTCTAGTTCTGAAACTGGAGGAAGAATAAACTCGTACTCTCCTGGAACATACACTTGAAGTTTGGCAAAGCCACGTTGATCACTTGCGCGTTGAGCACAAACGGCTTCTACTTTTTCAAGCTCTCTAAGAATTTCAGTCCCAGATGTCCTCGGTATATGTAGGTGATATATCGGTCTGATTTTCATAGCGCTCTTCTGTCATTCTAACCAGCATTTTATGTTTCACGGGGATCCAGAAGTGAGGAGACGTAAACCGCACTCCGGACGTAATTGGTAGCACTTCATGTATATAGTACGTGCTCGATGGAAAGAATATAAAAGTACCAGCGGCTGGTTTATACGTAATGTCATAGGCTGGAAATCTAATTTCTCCGCCTTCATAATCGTCATTGAGATACATTATTGATCCGTAATCGTCCATATAGGTTTCAGTTGGGACGCCGTCAAACGTTTCTCCATCAGCATGCGGCTCTTGCAAGTCGCCTACGTCCCAACGCCGTATTCCAGGTACTGCTGGATCGACTTTTCTACAAAACTTATA